AATCCGGCCGGCGACATCCAGAAGGCGACCGACTCCACGGCAGCGACCGCCTGTGGCCCAATCAGGCCGCAGCCGGAGGCGATACGCTCGAAGCCATAGACGAACGGCGGCCCGACGTAGTTGGCCGTGTGGACGTCCACATCGGTAAATAGCAGGTTGACGCCACGCAGGCGCTTGCCAGCCATCAGGGTGCCGGTCGTCTCAAGCTCAAAGTCACCCGCCTGATTGGTGATGGCCGGCGTCCAGAGGGTATTGTCCTCCTGATCGCACCACTGCACCTTTCGGCCGATTCCGCCAGCGCCAAGGGCGAATACGAACCGCTCCTCAGTCACCATAACCGCCTTGTTGTCGATAGGCGCATTGGCAAGGGCCGCGGCATCGGTGCCGGTGTTGAGCTGCCACTCGAGCAGCTTGCCGTCATCGTTGGAGCAGGCGATCAGGTACTGACCCCATGTGTCCATCGTCCACGTCGTAGCCGGGTCGATGGAGCCTGCGTCAGGGCGCGCCACGCCATAGGCGAAATTGCCGTAGGTGGCGCCGCCATAACCGTTGTTATAGTCGGCATCAGCGCGGCCGGCGGTAAAGACTGTCGGCGTGATATTGGCGACCGTGCCGCCCTCTGTCATCACATAAAGGCCAGTGTGCGTACCGAGCGCGATCCAGCGGTCGTTGCTATTATCGCGCCACGATAGTACGCCACGGCACAAGCCGCTGATCGTGTTGTTGGATCGCTTGCGCCAGCCGCCGACAGGGCGAATCGTGCCCTCGTACCAGCGCACCAAAGACGAGTCAAACCATCGACCCTTGGCCTGATAGTCGGTGCCATTCTTGTAAACACCCGGCGGCAGGTTGATTGGTAAAAGCATTGCTACTCCTTCGGAGCGGACATCGAGAACCAGCCCTTCACCATGCCAGTGATCAGGGCGATGGCTGCGGCCAAGCCGGCGAGCCACTTGATAAAGGCTACGAGATTCTCTGCGGTAGACCATGCCGTCGAGAGCTTTTTGATGTCTCTCTTAATCTCTGACATGTCTGCCTGCAGCGTCTCGAAATCCTTACGCAGTAGCGCCAGCTCCAGAGCGTTGTTGTGTTCTTGCTCTGACATTGGCCTTACTCAACCGGCACTACCGGAGGTGGAGGCGGTGGAGAAAACACTCCGTTTATATAACTCCAACCAATTTGAGCTTGCTTTGGGTCGATCTCAATCCAATTTGAGGCCAAAGCGGCTTCTGACACGGCAATGTTTACAACAACATCATTTTCTATGATTGCATATCGCTTGTTCATGCGAACCACTCCACAACACAACGGCCATCTGCACCAGCAACGGTTCCGCCATTACATACGCCACCACTGCCTGCACCAGAGTTTGCTGTTACGGCTCCGCCGCTTGGCGTGCCACCATCTCCAAATAACCCGCCGCCGCCGCCACCGCCGCCATTTCCGCCACTGATGTGTCTAGTCCCGCCATCTAATCCGCCGCACGATGTTGCAGGCAGAATGTTGCTAGCTGCGGGTGAATCTGTTGATCCACTAGCGCCACCTCTACCGCCAGCGCCTACCGCTGAAGCACTTCCAGTTTGAACCTGTCCGCCAGTTCCGCCTGATACGCTTAAAGACCCAAACGATGTTGATCCGCCAGCATTCCCGTTTGTACCGTCATCAGCCGCAGCGCCTCCAGCGCCTATTGTTACCGTAACGCTGCCACCGGGTGTCACAGCGACTGGATATTTGACGACATATGCGCCAGCACCGCCGCCGCCTGCCGCTGATGTACTAGTTGAAGATCCAGAGTCACCACCACTTCCGCCTGCGCCAGTCATGGTGACAAAAACAAGGCTGACGCCAGCAGGAACCGTGAATGTACCTGACGATGTAAAAACCTGCGCGTTCGGTTTTCCGCTTTGGAATTGTGTGAAATAACTCATACCAAGACCCATCCTTCAGTATTGTCTACAAAGCGAAGTTGAGCGCTTGCGTAAGCCGCGTTGAGCGTCATGTCCTCCGCAATCCCTTGAATTGGCTTTCCATTGCGAGCGACGACATTTGTTGTCAGTCCGTTCGCCACTGTAATCCAGATTAAATCGCCAGCAGATGGCGACCCCGGCAGTGTGACCGTGGTTGCAGATGCATTGGTCAAAACATAATGCGTGTTCGCAGCAGCACTCTGTGTGGTGCCTGTCACCACGCTCAGTGTCGGCGTTCCAAGCAGAGTGTTCGCGATCGTGATCGATCCTGCGCCATTGGTTACGCTGATGCCGGTTCCAGCAGTCAGCGTCGCCTTGGCGAGCGTGTTGCCGGTGGTGTTGCCGATCAGCAGTTGCCCGTTGGTGTAGCTCGTCTGACCAGTACCACCATTGGCGACAGGCAGAGTTCCGGTGACACCAGTAGAGAGCGGCAGTCCGGTGGCATTGGTCAGCGTCGCAGCAGACGGCGTGCCGATATTCGGCGTGGTCAGCGTCGGCGATGTTGAGAGCACCACGCTGCCGGTGCCGGTGCTGCTGGTCACGCCAGTACCACCATTGGCCACTGGCAAAGTGCCTGTGACGCCCGTCGTCAGTGGCAACCCGGTGGCGTTCGTCAATACGGCCGCAGACGGCGTGCCAAGGTTCGGCGTCGTTAGCGCAGGACTCGTCGCCAGCACGTTGTTACCGCTGCCGGTGTTGGTCACGCTGACGATGTTCTTGCTGGCATCGAGCGCCAGTGCTGTTGAGGCGGTCAGCGCAGACATGTTCTGCGTGCCGCCAATCTTCAGCACCTTGCCGCTGCCGACCTGAATGCCGACAGAAGTGCCAGTGCCGTCATCCTTGAAGACGCCATCGATGACGTCAAAGTTGGTGTTCAACTTGCCGCCCCAAGTATCCGCAGAGGCGCCAACCTCTGGCTTGGTCAGCGACAAGTTGGTAGTTGTTGAATCTGCCATTCTCTATCCCTCACTGCAAAATTGCAGGGTGTACCTTGACCGTCCAGCTCTCTGTCGTGTTCGCAATCGGCGCCCACGTCTCTGCAGTATCAGATACGGCACTCCAAACTTCTGCCGTATCGGATACCGGAGACCAAGATTCCGCCGTATCTGCTACGGCCGACCAGACCTCCGATGTATCGTTCTCCGTCTCCCACTTCTTTCTGCCTGCGACCACCATGGTCGCCAGAGCAGATGCCGAGATGGTTCCAAACTGAACCCGTATTCCCGTCGCGGTCAGCGTCGATATTGCATCGAGCTGCGCTGCGCCAACTGCAATCTTGACGGCGTTTGCCGTCAGAGTGCTCACTGCTTGCAGCAGTGCCGCGCCATCTCTCACCCGCACGCCTGCCACCGTGATGGTGGCGGCAGCGTTCATCGCAGAGACGCCAAATCTGACCCGCGTTCCTACCGTCGTCTGAGTGGCCGCAGCATTTAATGCCGCCGATCCGCTTGCGATCCTTTGCCCAGATACAGTGACACTCGCCGCTGCGTTAAGCGCGGATTCTCCGCGCCATTCGCCCTCGGCGTACTCAAATATCCAATAGCCACCCTCGACGTATAGGTTGCTCACGTCGTCTCTTATTCAATCACTTCTTGGCTTTCTGAAGTTGCTTCTGTTAAAGATTGATTTATAAAAAACGCCTTGATTGCATTAGCAACATCTTCATTAGTCCAATCAACCGTGTAGTTATCGCCTTGCATGACCGTAACCCAATACTTAAAACTTGGGTTTGTCCCAAGTTGGCAAAACACAACCAGTCTTTTCATGGCTACGTTATCGTCAATTTGAAGGACATCTACTACGTCAGCCGAATACTCTTGTTGAGCAACGTAGGGCGCAGCCAACTGCACATCGGGAAAATCTGCCATTTTACTCTCCTAATTTCGCTTTCAGCGCGTTGACTTCGGCTGACAATTCTTTAACGGCGTTAACCAAGTGCCATATCAAGCGGTCGGAGTCTACCGATAACACTCCGGTGGATTCTTGCTTCACGCACTCAGGCAGGACTTTTTGAATCTCCTGCGCTATCACGCCAAGTTGCACACCGGGTGCTTTAATCGCAGCCGACTTCGGCAGTTCAGGATCAACCTCGTCCTCGGTACGGTACTCAAAGTTACGGACGCGAAGTTGGTTGATCTTGGCAAGACCATCGTTGTTATCGACGATGTTTTTCTTCAGCCGACGATCCGAAGTCGTGGACCAACTTGACGAGTTGTTGCCTTGGTATACACCACCGCCATTCGGGTTAATAAAGCCCGTACTGCTTCCTTTGCCTTGGGTGTTATAACCAATAACGATTTCATAGTTATTTGCGGAAGCGGCGACATCCGAATATGCCCCAAGACATATGTTCCCGACTCCGGTTGTTAAACCGGCGCTCTGATAGCCAGCCTGCTGCCCCAATAATACGTTGGCAGTTCCTGTGGTTATTCCATAACCGGCGTAATAGCCCATCGCCGTGTTGTTACCGCCCGTCGTACAACTCAAAAGCGAATAATAGCCGGACGCAGTATTTGCGCTTCCGGTCGTGCAATAGTGCAGCGAGTAAGCTCCGTGAGCGGAGTTGTAATTTGCCGTCGTCTGGCCCATAGACGCTGCGTAGCCCGTGGCGGTGTTTAATCCGCCGGTCGTATTTGCATAAAGTGCATATCCACCTAAAGCCGAGTTTCCTTGTGCAGTAGTTGAAAGCTGCAACGACTGATTTCCTACAGCAGTGTTGCTTGAACCTGTTGTTACTGTACCTAATGCATTAGTACCAATACCGGTGTTGTGAATTCCAGTAGTTGTATTTGCTAATGCCGTATAACCAACGGCAGTGTTTTGACTTCCAGTCGTATTAGCGTTGAGTGCACCGACCCCAACAACCGTGTTGTATTGATTTGCGCCAACACCAAGCCCAACACGAACCCCGTTAAACCACGCATCGCCGTTGACATCGAGCAGGCGACCGGCTGTTGGGGTTTTGCCAATACCGACGTTGCCGGAGGAGTCAATACGCATCCGTTCGGTGTTGCCAGCCGTAAAAATCAACGGATGCGATGTGATTGTGCCGACGACGCCTGCCGTGTTGCCGGATACTTGCAAAATGTTGACGATGTTATCGTTAGCAGCAGCGATCGTTGTGTTTGTCGTACCGGAGCGATAAACGTCAAGTTGATAGTTTGGCGCTCGCCCAATACCGACGTTGCCCGACGTATCTATACGCATCCGTTCGGTGTTGCTCGTGCCTAACTTCAGCGCGTTCGCGTCGAACGTATAAACTTCAAGATCGCTGTTTTGAGACTCCACCCTAGAGGTACTAGCCGCATTCCGAGTGTAAAAGTGCAGGCGCTCGCCAGCCGTCGTGTTGCTAAACACAACGACATTCCCAGAAGTATTTGCGACCTGTAACGATACGGTCGGATTTGTTAAGCCAATTCCTACGCGACCAGTCGTATCTATCCTGACCCTCTCGCTGCCTCCGGTGTAGAAGGTCATCGGGAGGTAGGAGCCGGTGCCGTTAATGGCTGACTCTAGATAAGTAATGCTTGAGTCAACACCCATTGCGACTCGGGATGAGTTTGCCGGGTCTGAACTGTTATGCAGTCTGCAAGCCGCACCAACAGCCGTGCCGTTTGGCAAAGCACTTATCGTCGTGTTGCCGTTTGTAGTGCTGGTCTGGAACGCCAAGCGATTGCTCAACGTCGCGTTGCTCATGTCGCCCGTGATGCGCTGGGCGGTGCTGGAGAACGTGAGGTTGCCGGACGATAGAGTCGTACCGGCAAAGCTCGGGCTAGAACCCGATTGGTATTTGTCGTTGTTAAGGTTGTTAAAGTTCGCGTCAACCTCGTTATGGGTCAACGGCGAACCTTTACCTGCTCGGGTGACGATGGTGGACATTTAACGCCCTCTTAGGCCAGCGTGATGTCGAGGTCGCCATTCTCCACGCGGAAGACGTCGCCCGAAGCGATCGCCTTCGATGCTGTGAGCGCACCATGCGCCAACAGGTTGCCGCTCGTCAGGTTATCCAAGATACCGACGTGCGTGATCGTGCCCCAAGAAGATCCTGCCACCGGGAACTCGACCGCAGCGTTATTGCTCGCCGTGTCATTGACCACCGTGAAGGTGATAGTCTGGCGCGCATACGAAGTGCCAGAGCACTCGGTGCCGGTGTTGCCATCGCCGGGGTCAGAGGTGTACAGCGCAAGGTACAGCGTGGCAGGCGCCGAATAGGGCACGCCACCAAAGACGTGATCAAGAACCTTGTTCTCGAGATAGTTTGAAAATGCACTCACGGTATCACCCTCGTCGGCTTGACGGTCATTGCCAAGCGTCCGCCACTGAATGACGCACGCTGGTCTTGTACGATCATCTCCTCAATCGCCTTCTCGTACAGACCGCCCCAGACTGCGATGCGTTCATCGTCTCGCAGATAAGGCGCCGCCTGCAGCAGCGAACCATACAAGTACACGTCAGGGTATTGCGTCAGCAGCCAGTTGGATGCGACAGACCCTGAGAGCTTCTCGAGCTTGGCCACATACGTCAGCTCTCCGGTGTAGCCGGTGTCTGGCGCAGGTAGCACCTCGATCTGACCACCGACAAACGCAAAGTAGGTCGGCTTGCCAGTCGTCGTGTACAGCGTTTTCTTCGCATCCACCTCATCCTGCGTGAGCTGGATCAACTGCTGCACCGGTGCGGTCGAGGTCAGGATGAAAGACTTGGCCGATACAAAGTCAGACGGCACTGCGAAGAATGGTGTGTCCACCGTCGCAGTCGCGCGCTTGACCAACTTCTGAATCGGCAGGCGACGCTCGATCTGCGCCTCTGCCAGTGAGATGAAGTCTGGAATCACCGCGGTCAAATCGTCGCGGTTCAGCCAGTCGGCGATGGACGTCTTCAAATTGGTATAGGTATCAAGCGCCATTCTGCTCGTCCTTTACTGCCCATGCACCCTGAAGCGAATACTCGAAGGTGCCGATATGCTTCACCTCTTGCGAGAGCGCGTGATCGACTAGGATTTCATACCCAGCCTCGCGCGCCTTGCGACAGAAGAACACATCCTCACCGATGTAGTGGCCGCCGGTCGTGCTGTATGGAATCGCGAACCAAGGTTGCTCGACCTTCTCGAACACCTCGCGCTTGACCATCATCACGCCCATGCCGATGTAGTCCACCGGTTGCAGCCCCTCTTGCCCCGGCTCGGTATACACCCGGCCGACGCCCTTATCCCCGCCATCCATCATGGCTACCGGCTTGATCGGCATCCGTCGCGTGGCGTAGTTCGCCGCGACGATGTCCTTATCAAGCGACATCATGTAGCCAATCGTCTCCTTCGGAAACCGCATGTCGGAGTCTAGCCACAGGAGAAAGTCAACCTTCTCCTCTAGCGCCTGCCGCGCAAGTTCCATTCTCTGTGATGCGATCAGAGTGCCGTGGCTTGTGAAGAGCACCACGCGGTCGTCTGTTGTCGCTGTATGAAAAGACATCGCACGCGCTAAGTCGTAAGCGAACGATGTCATGACCGTGTCCCGCGCTGGGACTAGTATTGCCACAGCACGGCTCATAAATGCTTCCAAGCGAAGCCAGACGCTATTTGTCTAGCTGTTGTTTTACTAATACCAAACATCTCATGCGCCTCTTTCGAAGTGACAAAGCGCATTTTTATCATTTTTGCTTGATCTTCTGTCAACTTTGACATGCCATGAGTTTCCCCTTTTGCATGCCTATTTCGTCTCACCTTGTCATCAATGTTTTGTTTTTGAGTTCCAGAAACAAGATGGTTAGGGTTTACGCATGACTTAACATCGCATATATGCCTAATCACTAATCCAGATTTTACTTTGCCAAATTTATTTTCATATGCTGCTCTATGCGCCTGAAGTGTTTTTCCCCTTCCTTCAGTTAGTTTTCCATATCCATGTTTTGATATGGAGCCGCACCATATCCAACACCCTGACTCTGGTATTGGCATTGCATACTTCTCAAACTTTTTATCAAAACTTTCGCGGGGTCTGGCCATTATACTTGCCCCGGCCTAGTGCGAAAAAGTTGGTTATCCCTATCGTTTAACCAAGCCTTCATCTTCTTGGGATCGTCGATTATCCCCTGCTGCTTCAGTCGGTAGAACAAGGCCATCGGGATCGATGCTACCTTGCTCCACTCACCCCATCTCGCCCGTTCGTCAGTCGAGTTGTACTGCTGCTTGTTCTGCTCGATGATGTCGCCAACTTCGAAGACCGTCTCGATCTTGGCTTCATCCTTGTCGGCGTCATAGTGCCACCATTTGGTGGTACCGGTTAACGGGTCATAGTCAAATAATTTCTTGGACATGCGTCCTCAAGGATAGTGGGCGGAGGCATATCCCTCCGCCCACTATTTTGACCATTATTAGGTCGTGGTCAAGTCCGCAGCCAAACCATGAGCAGCTTCGGTGCTGACCTTGAGGCCCCACTCGACAACGATCATGCGCTTCTCGGCGTCGCCGGTCTTCGCAAGCTCGACAGTCTGGAAGGGACGCAGGTAGCAAACGCTGGCGTACTCAGGATCGAGCACGAAAGCGTCACGCTCACGCTGGAAGCGGTTCGGAACCACCGAGACGGCACCGAAGTCGCTGACATAGACATCAGCAGCACCGATGATCACGCCCGGACGGTTGCCGGTCACTTCCTTGCGGATCTCCGCGATACCAGCAAAAGCCGACACGCGCTGCTTGTTGACCGGGCCAACCATCAGCACCTTCGGCGTGCCACCAGCCGTCCACACCTTCTGGATGACGCTCTTGAGGATCGTCTCCGTGAAGGTGCGCTGGTCAGCGGCGAGCGAGTCCGTGCGGGTCGCGTTCGGCTGCGTGGTGTACACAGGGTCAGCGCCGCCAGATCCCTTGTCCGTGTTCGTCTTCAAGAAGGCGAGCAACGAACCAGTCTTGCGGATAGCAGTCGAGACGCCAGCCGAGCCACCCGAGGCAGCTTGGTTGGTGAGCATGATGCTCTCCATGTCGCGCTTCAACTCAGCCGAGCGCTTCGCGAGCTGGTAGGCCAACTCCGAACGACGACCAGCCTTGTCCACCGACTCGAGCGTGCCCGAGAGGATGAGCGTCTTGCGGCTGACCTGCGTGTAGTTGCCCAAGCGAACCGTAGCGGCAGTCGAATCGTAGGACGACACGTCGTCACCTTCGATCTGCGCGTTGGTCGTGGAGGCAGCAGCGAGCGAGTCCGTCTGCCACTCGAAGAACGTGTTCTTGACGCTCTCGCGGCCGATGTTCGACATGAACGGGGTCTCTTCCGGCGAGATGTTGTAGATCACATTCGAGAGAGACTCACGGATACCCTTCGCATTGAAGGTATCAAAAGTATTGCTAGTCTGAGACATTGTCCTTTACCTCAATCCAAAAATTGTTCAAAAACTGCGGCTGCATCTCTGGTGCTGCCGCTCCGTTGTAACTTGGAAAGAGCGTCGCGAGACTTCACAGACTTGGTCGTTACCGGCACCGAGACACCAGCCTTCATCGGCTTGGCCTTCTGCTGAATCTTCGGCCGAAGGTCTTTCTGCCGGGTCATCAGCTCGTCGTAAAGCATCGCCTTACGAAGTGCGAGAACAGCTCGAGCGTCATATAGGTCGGATATTTCATCGGTCGAAAAACCGAGCTTCTCCGTTGCATAGCTGACGATCTTCGCCTTCTCTGCGCGTGCCTTAGTGGCATCGCGCCATTCTGGTAACTGCTCGAGGAGCTTGGCGCGTTCGACCTCAAGGGTCTGCTCCGCTACCTGCTGCTCCTCTAGTGCCTGCTTCTCGGCCAGAGCACGGCGTTGGTTTTCGACCCAAGCCTGCTGCTCCTGCCGAGTGCGCACCAGCTCACGCTGCCGTACCCATTCAACGGGATTCTCTTGGTAGAGCCTGTCCCAGTCGATCTCCGGCGGCTGTGCTGACTTTAGCTGCGCCTCTAGCACCTGCAAGGTCTGTGCATATCGCTGCCGCTCTTCCCGCGCTTGTGCTGCCTCTGCCTCGGCGACCTTTCGTGCCTCGGCGATGGCTTGCGTCTTGCGCGTGTAATCTGCGGTGCGTGAGTAGCCTTTTAGCAGCTCATCGAGCGGCACTTCGACTTCTTCCCCGTCAACCTTGACGCGGAATGTCTGCGCTGCTGTCGGAGCCTCCTCGGCTTCCTCATCGCCTTCTGGTTCCTCGACAGCCTCAACGTCAGCCTCATCGGCTGATGCTTCAACTGCCTCCTCACCCTCGTCCGTTGCTTCGGTTTCAAGCTGCTCGTTTTCGCCTTCTTCAGCGGCGAGCATCTGCTCGAAAACATCCTGCGTGGACTGTATTGTTCCGGGGGGTGTACCCGTGCCGGTTTCACTCATAACTCTATTTTGCGGGATACAAGACTATCTGCGCCCTGCTATCCGATCAATTTCTCGGCGTGCGACGACGCCATTCTCGAGCACGATTCGCAGGTGATTGCGCACCTGATCCAGAACCTGCATCGCAAGCCACAATCGCTCGCGTTCTTCAATGTCTGGTAGCTTGCTGCTGCGCCACGCTGCCAGATACTCCCGCTCCATCGAGTCGAGTGTTTCGTTCAGCAGCGGGCTGTTAATCAACTCCTCTGCCTGCATGGCGCGCTGCACGTCAATGTGCGGGTTGCGATCGCTCAAGCAAGAAGCCCTCGCTTCGGCTTGCTCTTCATCGCCTTCTTCAAGAGCTTGCCGCCCTTGTCTTCCTTGTTGAATTCCTTGGCCACTTTCATCGGCACGCCGACCTTCTTGGCGAACTCCTTGGAGTGCGCAGCGGCGGCCATCAGACGGGCTTGTTTGGCGGATTTACTAGGCATACGTCCCTCAATAAACTAAAATTTGGATATGACACAAGAAAACACAATTCTGTTGCCAATAGTCAACACAGATGCAAAAGTGCCAAAAAAAGTGCTCGATGCGTTAACCATGCATGAATGTTTTTGCACTTTTTCTGGCATTAAGTCTGTCACCGAAGACTCAGTCAGAAACTACTTAGAGACAAAATTTAGCAAGTCAATAGCAGACCAGTTCAGGCCTGAGTATTTGCTTACTTCTCAAGCCTCTTGAGGGCTTCGGCCGTGATCCTTCCAAAATAAGGTTTCATCTGTAGCGCCCGAATATCTGTTCTTCCCGGCACTTGTGGTGAAGCTATGTTTCTAGCCTTGACCACTTCATCCAAAAGCTCATAAATTTTTACGTCATCTTTGAGCCTTCCGATTCCTTGACCGGGAACCCCTACCGGATAGGATGAATGGCCCGACTGCTGAATCAACGGAGCATCGGCGAATATTTCTCCGATGTTCTGTATGCCAGTCTCTGGCGCAGCCAACTGCCTAGGATCTGTAACGGCAACCCTAGCCTCGCCTATTCCTAGGCCGCCAGATTCTCTAAAGTTCACATCGAGCATTTGCTTGACCTGCTTTCTGACTCTATCTGGCGACTTCCTGAATTGCTCAACACTGGCCTCAGTGCCGACACCCTTCCAGTCTGGAATCAGCTTTTTAATTTCAGCGTCCATCTGACGCTTCGCTTTTTTGCCAAAAGCGGCGTCGGCATAAGCCAGCATCGTCTCTCCTGTCATGGTCGCAAAGTCTCCGCCACTCGGAGCCATTCGCCACGGGATGTATAGAGGATTCTGTCCGGTCAGCGCCTTTATTTCTTCGGCTAGTTTTTTGATCTGCTTTGTCGGAGCCTTTCCTGATGCCCAGACCATGCCGGGATTTTCAAACATGAAGTCTTGGCCGCCCTGCAAATTGACAGGCGTATTAAACTCAACGTCATTGATTCCTGTAAGCAATCCGCCAGCAGCAGTACGGTCTGACATGCTGGTTATAAATGGCCGACCCTCAAGATCTGCCAAGGATATCTCTGGTGGGTTTACTGTTCCTCGAGATTCCACAACAGGAGTCAACTCTTTTAGCTTTTGCTGCTCCTTAACTCTCGGGTCAAATCTCGGGTCAAACTCGGCAACCTTGCTAATTCCGGGAATAGATCCGGCAAGCCGACCAAATGGAACAAACTCCGTCGCAGCCATTGCAGCAGCAGCCGGATCATTGGCGCGACGTGCGCGCTCAATGTCTCGAGCGGCCAACATTTGCCCCACGCCGGGAATAAAGCTCAAAGCTGTCTCAAGCGCTGTCTGCCCAATTCCTTGGTCTTGTTGCGGCTCTAGCGACAGCAAGCCGCGCGCCTGCCGTCGCACTGACGGCATCGCTGCATAAGCCTCTGCGATGGCCTCTGACTCTGGGTCAAGAAGGCCGGTCGGCATTTTCTTTTTACTTGCCATCCTTCTGTTTCCTATAGCGCTCAAGCAAGCGCCGCCCCTTGGCTACCGCGCTCGCCTTGTCTCCCTGATGCCCCCACGCCTCAAGACTCAGCTTCAGCCGAGTCTTGTCCCCTTGCTCGTCTGTCAGTAGACCCGGCATCGACCCCATGCGGGTCAAGAAGCTGCCCTTGCGGCGCAACTGCTCTGGCGTCTTAGGCGCACCTTTGACTGGTGCCTTGAGTGTGCCGCCAGTCTCTGCCTTGTAAGATGCGCGCCCTTTGGCGTTGAGGCCGCCCTTCTTGGACTGCCCCTCGGCGCGTTGCCACGCCGGCGTCTTCACTTGCGCTTCTTCGCCGTCTTGGCCGCGGCCTTGAATGCCGATGCAGTCGGAGCGCCCTTGGCGCTCGGCTTGCGCATCTTCTCACCGCTACCAGCCTTAATCCGCTCACGCTTGGCGTGAATGTTCGCGTATAAGCCTCTCATGTCGCATCTGCTCCACTGATGTAAATGCACAGCTTGTCGGCAGTATCTGCCTTGACCTGTATCGTATCGCCCTCGTTCATGATCGCGAGGCCGCGCCAGTTGTATATCGTGCCACCATCAATCCCGAAGTTATAGACGATGGAATTGGTGATGTCCGGTGTTCCGCCAGACGGAACAAGGTGCACATATGCCTGATGCTTGTTGGCCGTGACGTTGCAGATGTTGATGTCTTTGACGTAGGTGCGAGTCAGCGATGGCACCGTGTACAGCGTCGTGTATGACGCGGTCGCATTGGTGCTGCCGAGCTTCTTGCCGACTATGTTCTGGTACTGGCCCATTCAAACTCCATTCAGCCAGTGCAGCACATTAAGGCTGTGCACCGACGCGATCAGTTCTCGGTTGTTGTTGTCTACTTGGTTGAAGTAGAGCTTCAACTGGTTATTGAGCAGATGCTGATACTGCTGCGAATACTGCACCGGCGCGTTGTTCGGACTCGGCGCCTTTGACTGTCGTATGTCATCCATAGAAATGCTTCTCGTAGACTACAGTCTGAGTTTCGTATCCAAACTTTTTGGCGTGCTTCTTCCAGCCGGGTCGGCCGAAGAACTCCACGCCAAAACATCCGGCGTCTCGAGCAAACTGCTCCATCGTCTTGTGCATCTGATCTTCGACGCTTTCCTTGATGTGCGGCTCCATTACGCAGTAATGCACAACGAACATCTTCTTTCTCGGGTACTGCTTAATCTCTGTCAGCAGATACCCGTTCAGCACACCGAAGCTGTTATCAATCACCACCCACAGTTGCGACTGTGGAGCCAGCGCGAGAGCCGCGATGTCATCGACTTGCACGCGGCCTTCAGCCCATTCCATAGACTGGTGCAGGTAGCCGCGCAGGCACGATAGAGCTTCAAGGATTCTGCCTTCAGGGACACGTTGAACCTCGAGCGCCATTAGAACCGCATGTAATTCAGATCATTCAAGAATGAAGTGTCAAACGCACCCGGCGAGAAAAATGACGCCGGTAGCGGAGCCGCGTCGTATCGAATCGGATTCACCACCGATTCCGCATAAGGCAACACTTGCGACGTAACACCGACCGGAGTTCCGACAGGCTCAGAAGTTCTCGGCCCTGTCTCTCCGATAATGTCTTGCTGCGGCTGCGCCTGCATCAACGGCTGCGCTTCACGGCGGAACGGATTGCGCGGACGCTGCCGACGCGGCTGCGGCTGCGCGCCAAGACCAAAGGCGCCGCCATAGTATTGCTGCATGAACTGGTTCGCGACCGTGTCATTGATCGTCGGCTGAGGAGGCGGCAAGTAACCAAGACCGACTTGCCCGTAGCCGCCCATCTGGTTGTATCCGCCCATGCCGCCGAAGGTGGTACCAAAGCCGCCACCAGCAAACGGATTATAGGAACTCGGCTGCTGGTATCCGCCGCCGAATCCCATCGACATGTACGGATCGTATGACATGCCGTAAGACGATGAGCCAAACGGGTTGTAGGTGCTGCCGTAGCTGCTCGCATAGGGGTTGCTGTAGGTGCTGCCATACATGGAGCCATAACCGCCGCCCATTGACTGGCCGTAGCCGCCCATCATCGACGAGCCGTAACCCATGCCGCCAAAAGGATTATAGGCACCGCCTGTGGAGCCATAACCCATACCGCCGTATCCCATAGGAGACGACTGCTGATAACCGTATGACGCACCCGTGCTCATGTTCGCCTCACTAGATCAAAGGTTGAGCCGGTGGCGCCGGCGGAATGACAATCTCAGGGATCACCGGCTGCTGCACGCTTGGTGTAGCCACGCGCGGCGCCTTCATCATGGAATGAATGTGCTGGATGTCTACTTGAGCGCCGTACTTCAACTGCGTCTCATAGGCCTGCAGCATCAACTGCGCTTCTGTCTTATCACGCTCGCGATCATCGGCGAGCAGCATCTTCTGGCGATCCAACTCGAGCGCTGCCGCCTTGTTCTGGATATCCGCCTGAATCTTCTGCGTCTCGACCTGCGCCAGAATCTGCGCCGGATCTGGCGGAGGCGGAGGCGGAGGCGGCTGCTGCACCAGCGCAGGATTGGTGAAGAAGTCAGCCGCATTCTTAAAGCCTGACGTCTCGACCAACTTGGTCAGCGTGTTGTAGTACTGCACCGGCGTGACGAGCGGATTCTGTGGGCCGAGCGTCTGCAGGATCTGCTCCTGCTTCTGCGCAATCGCCGTGAGCGTCGCCACCTTCTGCTCTTCGGTGCCACCACCGAGTGCGACGTTGATCTCAACGTCCATCTCGGCCTGCCAGCCGCGTGGGTCGATCGGCACCCACTGGTTACGAAGGCGCACCACCCGTGGGCGATCTTGATTCTCCACAACCAGCTTGAGAATGCCTTTGAACAAGGCGCGCATCCCGGTTTCGGCGAAGATTCGGGCGATCAGCTCAAGATGCTGCTGCGCGGCGCTGACGGTCGCGGCGACCGCCGCACGGGTGGTGCTCTGTAGGGCATTGGCGTCCAATCCCATCGCGGCCTTAGACATGCCAGTGCGCGTCTCGCGCACCTCGTCCAAGTAGCCGAGCATCGGGAATGCCGCCTGACCAACAAACGGAACGGAGAACGGTTGAACCATGCCCGGAGCGCGCTGTCTAATCACGCCCCCAACCTCTGTGTTCAGCACGTCGTCCATATTGACCTGACCCTCGACCACACCCACCCGTGGGTGAATCGAGAGCGCCAAAGAATCGAGCATGTTGCGCATGACCGCGGACTTGATGCGCTGCAGATCGGCAGTCATGTCGAAGATCGACAGACCGATCAATGCGTGCGGTTCCGGGTCAGGGCAGAACAGAGCGAACGGACGATGCGAGCAAGGCTCGTTCATCACGATCTTGTAGCCGTGGCCGATGGTGCAGATCTTGCGCAGCTCTGCAATGCCATCGCGGTCGTAGTCAACCGGAATGTAGGCCTCAACGTAGAGCACGCGCTTGTCGTCCTGCGTACCGCCCGGGCCATAAGCCTGCGCATATGGGTTGCGAGCGAGGTACTCATCGTTGGTGTCTAACTCAAAGACACCCGCCTGCTGCTCGACCTCGTCCTTGTCATAGCCGAGCGCCACCAGATCCGACACCGTCATCATGCGACGATGCGCAACGATGGTGGCGTCCATAATTCCGGTAGCACGGCGATCGATCAAGAACTCTTCTGGCGGAACAGCTTCCACCTTCACGCGGCCGTCGCGGATCTCGCGCTTCAGCTCCACAGCGTAAATCTGCGGCGCCTGCGGAGGCAGTCCCGTGTTGGGATCAATCACCGGCTGCCCGGTCATCGGGTCAACCGGAGCCTGCCAGCTCGGGTCATCCTCC